CAAAAGAAACCGCAATGGACAGACTAGCTCAGGATTATATTCTTTGTTCATACCTATGGAATGGAACTACGAAGGATACATTGATTCTTATGGATACCCTGTCTTTGAAACTCCAAAATCCGAAACTAAAGGCATCGATGGTCAAAAGATTGAAATCGGTGTCATTGAACACTGGGAGAATGAAGTAGATGGTCTTAAAGATGACCCAGACGCGTTAAATGAATTATATAGACAGTTTCCACGTACTGAAAAACACGCGTTCAGAGATGAAACTAAAAGATCTTTATTTAATTTAACAAAAATTTACGAACAAATAGATTATAACGAAGATTTAAAACACTCAGGGGTTATAACTCAGGGTAATTTTCAATGGGAAAATGGGATTAAAGATACAAGCGTACAATTTTTACCAAGTAAACTAGGTAGGTTTTTTGTATCATGGGTTCCAAACAGAAATGAACAAAATAGATATATTATTAAAAACGGTAAAAAATATCCTGCAAATGAACATATGGGTGCTTTTGGTTGTGATAGTTATGATATATCAGGAACAGTAGATGGTAGAGGATCGAAGGGTTCTTTACATGGATTAACAAAATTTATGATGGACGGTCCACCTAATTTATTCTTTTTAGAATATATAGCAAGACCACAAACTGCTGAAATATTTTTTGAAGATGTATTAATGGCATTAGTATTTTACGGAATGCCTTTATTAGCAGAGAATAATAAACCTAGATTATTATACTATTTACGAAGAAGAGGTTATAGAGGATTTAGTATGAACAGACCAGACAAAATATGGAATAAACTATCTTCAGCTGAAAAAGAAGTTGGTGGTATTCCAAATTCAAGTGAAGATATTAAACAAGCTCACGCGGCTGCTGTTGAAATGTATATTCAAGATCATGTTGGTTTAAAAGCTGATAATAGTTATGGTAATATGTATTTTAATATAACTTTAAATGACTGGGCTAGATTTGATATAAATAAAAGAACTCAATTTGATGCTTCAATAAGTTCTGGTTTAGCAATTATGGCATGCAATAGACATTTGTATACGCCAAACGCTGCAATAAAAAAAGAAAAAGTAAGTTTAAACATCGCTAAATATAAAAATAGCGGTTTTTTATCCAAATTAATAAAATAAGTATATGGCACACCAAATAAAAAAAGGTTATTTTCCAAGTCAGATAGCTAGCGATCTTGAAAAGGCTGGTAGAGAATATGGATTAGAAGTTGCTCAAGCTATTGAGGCAGAATGGTTTGGTAATGTTTCTGGAATGAATAGATTTAATGCTAATCAAGCAGAATTTCATAGATTAAGATTATATGCTAGAGGAGAACAATCTATACAGAAATATAAAGATGAATTATCAATTAATGGTGATTTATCTTATCTTAATTTAGATTGGAAGCCAGTACCTATTATACCTAAATTTGTTGATATAGTTGTAAATGGTATTGCAGATAGAGCATACGATGTTAAAGCATACTCACAAGATCCTTTTGGTGTAAGTAAGAGAACATCTTACATGGAATCAATGATGAGGGATATGCAAACACGAGAGCTTAATGATTTTGTTAATGAAGCTTTTGGTATAAATTTATGGGAAAATAATCCTGAAAAATTACCAGAAGATGAAGATGAGCTTTCTGTTCATATGCAATTAACATATAAACAATCTATTGAGTTAGCTCAAGAACAAGCAATTAATACAATACTTGATGGTAATAAATATGATTTAACAAAAAGAAGATTTTATTATGACTTAACTGTTATTGGAATTGGTGCGGTAAAAAATAACTTTTCAACATCACAAGGTGTTACTGTAGAATACGTTGATCCAGCTAATTTAGTTTGGTCACATACGGATTCGCCTTATTTTGATGATATATATTATGTTGGTGAGGTAAAAAATGTACCAATAAATGAATTGAAAAAACAATTTCCTGATTTAACAGAAGAGGATTTAACAGAAGTAACACAGCAAGCTGTACATAGAGGTTCTTTAAATAGAAATAATGTATATGATATAACAAATTTAGATAATAATATTGTTCAGGTTTTATATTTTAATTATAAGACATACAAAAACGAAGTATATAAAATTAAATCAACTGGTAGCGGTGGATCAAAAGTATTAATAAAAGATGATTCGTTTAATCCTCCAATGGAAGTATTAGATGGTGATTTTAATAGATTATCAAAATCAATAGAGGTTTTATATGAAGGTGCTTTAGTATTAGGAACAAAAAAATTACTTAAATGGGAGATGTCAAAAAATATGATGCGACCTAAAAGTGATTATACTAAAGTAAAAATGAACTATTCAATTGTTGCTCCAAGAGTTTATAAAGGAAAAATTGAATCTTTAGTTAGTAGAACAACTGGTTTTGCTGATATGATTCAATTAACTCATTTAAAACTTCAACAAGTTATGTCTAGGTTAGTACCTGATGGTGTATATTTAGATGCTGATGGTTTAGCTGAGGTTGATCTTGGTAACGGAACAAATTATAATCCACAAGAAGCACTAAACATGTTCTTCCAAACTGGTAGTGTTATTGGTAGATCATTAACACAAGATGGTGATGGTAATCCTGGTAAAGTTCCAATACAAGAAATTGCAAGTGGTAGTGGTGGAGCAAAAATGCAATCATTAATTCAAACATATAATTATTATTTACAAATGATAAGAGATGTGACTGGATTAAATGAAGCAAGAGATGCTAGTACACCTAGTGAATATTCATTAGTTGGTATTCAAAAAATTGCAGCAGCAAATTCAAACACAGCAACAAGACACATTTTACAAGGTGGTTTATTATTAACTGCTGAGTTAGCAGAGTGTTTATCATTACGTGTTTCTGATATATTAGAATATTCACCAACTAAAGATGCTTTTATACAACAAATTGGAGCGCATAATGTAGGAACTTTAGAAGAATTATCAAGCTTACATTTACATGATTTTGGTATATTTATTGAGTTAGCTCCAGATGATGAAGAAAAACAATTATTAGAAAATAATATACAAGCAGCAATTGCACAACAAGGTATTGATTTAGAAGATGCTATTGATATTAGGGAAATAAAAAATGTTAAACTAGCAAATCAATTGTTAAAGATTAGAAGAAAAAAGAAGGTTAAGCAAGACCAACAATTACAACAAGAAAATATTAAAGCTCAAGCTGATGCAAACGCACAATCTCAACAAGTTGCCGCACAAGCAGAAGTTGATAAACAAAAAGCTTTAAATCAAAGTAAAATTGAACTTGAAGAAAATAAGATAAAACTAGAAAATCAAAAACTTCAACAAGAAAATATTTTGAAAAAAGATTTAATGAATCATGAGTTCCAAATTCAAATGAAATTAAAGCAAATGGAAATTGATGCATTAACTAATAAAGAAACTATAAAAGAAGATCGTAAAGATGAAAGAACTAAAATTCAAGCATCTCAACAGTCTGAATTAATAGATCAAAGACAAAAGGGATCACCACCTAAAAAATTCGAATCTACAAGTGATAATATATTAGATGAGGATTTTAATTTAGGTGCATTAAGTCCTATGTAATTTTTAATAACAAATAAATAATAACAAAATGGGAAACGTAGTACAAGATTGGACTGGTAAAATAACTGGATCTGTTTTTACAACAGCTTCAAGTGATGCTATAAAACCTCCTACAGGTCATGTGTTTGTTGCTATAACAGCTTTAACTGACACTGATTTTGATGCTTCTGGTGGTTTAGTTGCTGAAACAGCAACAGTTTGGGCTAACACAGAAGATGCTGCTGGTGATTTAGCGGCAGATTCCGAAACAGCAAGTGAAGGATCTGGTGGTGTTCAAATAACAAATACAAACTTAGATTTAAAATCTGGTATAACAATTTATGGTAGATATACTGAAATTGATGTTAATGCAGGACAAATAATAGCATACATAGGAAAATAAGAAATTTGTATACATTTTAGTATACATTATGTTTAATTATATAATATTATATTATGGCAAAAGTAAAAACAAAAAAAGAAGAGGTGGCTGAAAAAACCACTGACAAAGTTGTTGAAACAAAAGGAGCAACTGAAGATGGTAAATTAAAGGTTAAAAAAACAAAACCTTCAATGAAATCAATGCAAAATAATGATGAACCTATTAAGGTTGATTTAAGTAAACCTAAAACAGAAGAAAAAGATGAGTCCATTCAAGAGTCAAAAACAGATGAGGTGGATGTTCAAGAACAAACCACAGCTAGCAAAGAAGTGGGTGATGAAAGCAAAGAGGTCAACAACGAAGAAAAAATAGATGAACCTGTTATCGAGGAAATCACTGAAGAAAAAGTGGAAGAAAAGGAAACCGAACAACAGGGAGATAAGGTTGAGGAAACTAGAGATGAAGTTGAAAAAGAAGTTGAAACTCCTGAACAAACTAGTAATGATATTCCAGAAAATATTCAAAAAGTTGTAGACTTTATGAATGAAACTGGTGGTGATCTTGAAGATTATGTAAAATTAAATCAAGATTACAGTAAGCTTGATGATGAAGCATTATTAAGAGAATATTATAACAAAACTAAACCTCATTTAAATACAGATGAAATTAACTTTTTAATCGAAGATAATTTTAATTATGATGAAGATACAGATGAGGAAATAGACATCAAGAGAAAGAAATTAGCGTTTAAAGAGCAAGTTGCCAACGCGAAATCCCATATGAACGGGTTAAAATCTAAGTACTACGAAGAAATCAAATCAGGATCCAAGTTGGCTCCAGAGCAACAAAAAGCTATTGATTTTTTTAATAGATACAACAAGGAGCAGAAAGAGAACGATCAATTAGCAGAAGAAAGAAGATCTATATTTCAAGATAAAACCAAACAGGTTTTTGGCGATAAATTCAAAGGTTTTGAATATAACGTTGGAGAAAAGAAATTTAGATTTAATGTTAAGGATGTAAATAAAACAAGAGAAACACAAAGTGACATTAATAATTTTGTTAGTAAATTTACTAATAAAAAACAAGAAATGGAAAACGCTGTGGATTATCATAAATCTTTATTTACAGCCATGAACGCTGATGCTATTGCAAATCATTTTTACGAACAAGGAAAGGCTGATGGTGTTAAATCTAGTGTTCAAAACGCTAAGAATATAGACATGAAGCCTAGACAAGGACATGAAACCGTTGAAACTGGTGGAATGAAAGTAAGAGCGATTAGCGGTGATGATTCTAATAAACTCCGCTTTAAAATTAAAAATAAATAATAAACTTTAAAATTTAAAACAAATGGCAGCAATTACTCCGACCGCTGGGTCGAATTTAAATTCAACTCCAGCGCCGACTAAACAAACGCTTCAGAGCAATTATGTAGACTTTACATCTTCTGCTACTGAAGGATGGGCTCAACAATATCTACCTGATATTATAGAGAAAGAAGCTGAGGTTTTTGGAAACAGAACTATCTCAGGCTTTCTTAATCAAGTAGGTGCAGAAGAGTCTATGGCTTCTGACAGAGTTATCTGGTCAGAACAAGGTAGATTACATCTATCATACACTGGTGCAGCAATTACTAGTGCTGGTGTTATTACAATCGCGAGTTCTGGAACTCACGCTGTACGTATTGGTCAAACAATCGTATTAAGTGACAACCAAGCAACTCCAACAATTATAAAATGCTGGGTTAAAGCAATCGCAGCTGACAACACTACATTAACTGTAATTCCTTACTCAGGAGGTGCAACTGTAGGTGCTGTTAGTGGATTCTCTGTTTCAGGAACAGTAGACTTTTTCGTTTACGGATCTGAATTTAAAAAAGGAGATAGTGGTATGACTAACGCAGTTACCCCTCAACACAAAACTTTTGTGAACAAACCAATTATCATCAAAGATAAATTTGAAGTTAGTGGTTCTGACACAGCAGCTATTGGTTGGGTTGAAATTTCAGGTGAAGAAGGTCAAAATGGTTACCTATGGTATTTAAAAGCTGAAGGTGATACTAGAGCTAGATTCGCTGATTACTTAGAAATGGCATGCGTTGAAGGTGAATTAGCTAAAGCTACAGGTGGTGTAGATACTGAACTAGGAACAGCTGGTTCTGATGACACTGCAGGTACTGAAGGTTTATTCGCAGCAATCAATGATAGAGGTCACGTTACTTCTGGTATCGCTGGTACTAGTGCAGCTGATGACTTAGGATCTTTTGATGAGATTCTTAAGAAATTTGATGGACAAGGTGCGATCGAAGAAAACATGTTATATGTTAACAGAAGCGTTTCTCTAGCTATCGATGATATGTTAGCATCGCAAAATTCTTATGGTGCTGGTGGTACTTCTTATGGAGTATTCAACAACGATGAGGATATGGCATTAAATTTAGGATTTTCTGGTTTCAGAAGAGGTTCTTATGACTTCTATAAAACTGACTGGAAATATTTAAATGATTCTACTCTTAGAGGTATGACAAATATCTCAGACGTAAGAGGTGTAGTCATTCCAGCTGGTGTATCAACAGTTTATGATCAGTCTTTAGGTAAAAACTTAAAAAGACCTTTCTTACACGTAAGATACAGAGCTTCTCAAACTGATGATAGAAAAATGAAATCATGGATCACTGGTTCAGTTGGTGGAAACATCACTTCAGACCTTGATGCAATGGAGGTCCATTATCTATCAGAAAGATGTTTAGTAGTACAAGGAGCGAATAACTTCATGTTACTTAACTAATACATTATTTTTATAAAGAGTTAGGTGCTTCGGCACCTAGCACTTTATTTTTTTTTAACTATTTAATTATATTATATTATGGCAAAAAAGCAAAAAACACAAGGAAAAGTGGAAACCGCTATGTCTGGTGCTGAAGCAGCAAAGAAAAGGGGTTTTAAAATGGAAAA